TGGCGGTCGTGCACGTTCAAGGAACAACTTCTACAATCCATCAAAGCTGGCGATGTCTGGCTCAACAAAGTAAAGTATGACAACGAAGGAAACCGGATCCGAGGTAACGTCTGCCTGGAAGTGTACCTGCCCTCACGAGGAACTTGCTTGTTGCAGCACGTCAATTTGGGTGCCTGTGAGTTCGACGAAATCCCAGGAGCTTTTGTTCAGGGCATGTCGGAGTTGTGTACCCTCCATGCTCAAACTGGTGTTGGCGATTCAGGAGAGTATCTGCCGCCCGAAACCGATCGACAAGTCGGACTCGGAATGTTGGGACTGGCAAATCTCCTACGGCGGTACGGAATAACTTATGAACAGTTCGGTATCGCTTTGGACCAGCACAATGCAGGCGAAGTGGTACGCACACCAGCCTATGAATTGGTGCATCAATTCCACGTTGGTATTGAGTCTGCCGCAGCAATGGCTAGGTCTCATAATATGGTTCGAGCCTTTGCTATCGCACCCACTGCCTCCTGCAGTTATCGAAGCAAGGATCTGGATGGTTATACTTGCACACCAGAAATCGCTCCGCCTGTCGGTGGCACGGTAGATAGAGATAGTGGCACCTTTGGTGTCGAAACATATAATTATGGCGATGTAGAAATCGCTTGTGAAGTCGGTTGGGCAAACTACAAACGTGTTGCCGATGGCATCATGACCATGCTCGACCGCACGGGACTTCTTCACGGGTATAGCTTCAACAGTTGGAGTGATGTCGTTACATATGACGAAGCCTTTATCGAAGAGTGGTTGGAATCTCCACAGACCTCCCTTTACTACAGTCTACAAGTCATGGGAGACACTCAAGATAAGTCAGATGCATACGCTGCACTAGCTGAAGATGATGTTGACCAGTACCTTGCAGACATTCTAAATGAAGAACAAACCTGCGACTGTCAAGAATGAACCCGTATCAAAAACTACTCGAACGAAAAAGAACATGGACACCAGTACAAACAACTGCTGGTACGATCAAGGAAGGGGCACACGATGTATTGAAACGTGCCCTTGCCTTGCGTCACATGGAACTGCCTGTGGGAGATTTTATCAATGAAGCTCTCGCCACTGAAGTACCAGAGTTGGCGCGTGAACTACTTGTGTCCAACGTCAAGGACGAAGAAAAACATGACCTCGCACTTGGTTTCATTGCCACTGCTCACGGGGTTGATGAGAAGGCTGAGGCTGAAGCCCTTCGGCTTCGTGAAGCTTGGACTTCGCATAAAGATCACACGATTACCAAAGCGATGGTTGCCGAGCGTGCAATTTTCTTCGTTCTTCTACCACTCTTTCGCAGTCTTGGTGACGCTGGCATGAGAACTGTCAGTGCTGACATTTCCAGAGATGAACAAATCCATGTGGCTACCAATAGTCTGGTTCATAGCGAGCTGGGGTATAACATCAGTCCTTCTCTTGATAATCTCAGGAAGGCAACTATGAGTTGGGTGCTCCAGCCCTTGTCTGCTACTAACCCGACCAAACATTTGAACAAAAAATTTTGGATGGATTCTAGTGATCGTCTGATGTATGAGGGCAAAGCTCCTGAGCTGTCCTTTACAAAAGCATCACGTGTTCCAGCCTTCTTCGAACATGCAAATACAGACCTCCCACAGTACGCTTAACATAGGGCTTACTGTTGACGTTTTACTAAAAGAACTTGAAGAACGATTTCCGTTGACCAATCCTGGTCCAGATGCACAAATCAATACGATTATGTATCAAGCTGGTCAACGTAGTGTTGTGGACTGGGCAATTTCACGTATCCAAAACGAGGAACTTTAAAAATGTGTATTCGCACAGCCGCTGGTGAAGCAAAACGAGCACGAAAAAGGGCACAAAAAGATGCCGAGCGCCATGCAAAACAAATGGAGGAACAACAATCTAAGTTCGAATCGACCTTAGTCAAACAAAAACCTAAGTATACCCCACCTCCGCGCTCTTCTGGAGCCCAATATGAAGGGGAAGGTATCCGTCGCAAACGTTCTAAAAAACGTTCACAACTTGCACGAGGACGTGGTATGCAACAGCTCCGAATTCCTATGCAAGGATCTTCTACTAACATTGGTTAATTAAATGAAAGCACGTAGCAGGTATGATCATCTAACCAGCTACCGTCAGCACTTTCTCGACACAGCAGTTGAGTGTTCTGAGCTGACCCTTCCGTATCTTATCCAACGTGATGAGATGCGACCTTCACATAAACATCTACGCCAACCTTGGCAAAGTGTAGGTAGTAAAGCGGTTGTCACACTTGCAAGTAAACTGATGCTTGCATTGCTGCCTCCGCAAACTACCTTTTTCAAACTGCAGATCCGAGACGACAAGCTAGGTACTGAACTACCTGCTGAAATTAGATCTGAACTTGACCTAAGCTTTGCCAAAATGGAACGCATGGTGATGGATTCGATTGCTGCTTCTAGTGATCGTGTTGCAGTTCACCAAGCTATCAAACATCTTGTTGTTGGTGGCAATGCATTGTTGTTTATGGGTAAAGAAGGGATCAAGCATTACCCACTCAACCGTTATGTCGTCGAACGTGATGGTAACGGTAACGTAATTGAGATCGTAACCAAAGAACTTATCAACAAAAAACTACTTCCAGCTGAGTTTCAAGAACTAGAAAAACAAAGTTCTGTAGCTAAAACATATGGAGGTGTTCATACTGATGATGTTGAAATCTACACACACGTCAAGCTAGACAACAATCGTTGGGTTTGGCATCAAGAAGCATTTGACAAGGTTATCCCTAAGACTGATGGTAAGGCACCTAAAAATGCTAACCCTTGGTTGGTTCTCCGCTTCAACTCTGTTGATGGTGAGAACTATGGTCGTGGCCGTGTTGAAGAATTTTTGGGTGATTTGAAGTCACTCAATGCATTGTCTCAGGCAATGGTAGAAGGCTCTGCAAGTGCTGCAAAAGTAGTCTTTGTAGTCAGCC